CTTAGCAACTGCGTAGGGCATCATGCTTTACCTTTCTTAACCACACCCTCAACTGTCCCATTCCCATACGGACATTTGGGTTTGTTACAAGCCTTTATCTGCAAGGATGTGTACCGTTAGTGCTAGTACATCCTCTGGTTTCCGTAGGCCTTCGCTGACTATCATTCTGAACTGGGCATCCAGCTGATCCGTGTATTGTTGCCATGCAACATTGCTGCGTTGCACCAACATTACAGCATCTTTATCATTTTCACTTATTACCTTTTCTTCTTTAAACCACCTTACATACATATCCTGTATGTCCTTCGTCTTGTTATCGTTGATAGCATCCTTAACCTTATAGCTTTTCTCTATAGGCTTTACAGTACGCATAGTTTTCTTTAATGGCTTTATATTCATACGGTCTAGCTCCTCTTTTAACATCGTTGGTGATTTCAATTCATCCTGATTGCCGAGTATTGCAAGGGCATCAGTCGCTGATATATCTGGGTCATAGATGATTCGTAGGGTATCTGTCCTCTGTCCCATGTAGCCACGCTTGATGACCTCCACATAACCCTTTTGTTTGAGCTGTCGCATCTGCTGACTGATGGCTGACTTAGATACTCCCAGCTCTTTGGCTAGTGTTGTGCCAGCAACCCAGGTAATTCCAGCTCTGTTGGCGTATGAACACAGTAAACCCAGTACTCTAATTGACTGATTATATAAAGTCTTGTCTCTTAAAGCTCGTAGTGGTAAGACCGCTATCTTTCTCTGGTCTGGTGGTTTAGCTTTTAACTTAATCTTTGGTTGTTTAGGAATCGTAAACGTCATGAGAACCTAACCCCATAAAAAAAGGGTTAAATCACTTTCGTGATGTGCTGGTCGTTTATCTAAGGTTGGATAGTAATGTCTCACTATCTCCAGTACTGTGGGTCCGATTGATTGAACAATGGTCATCCCTACTGATTCACCTACGTTTATCCAGGTCTGGTAGCACTCCATTCCTGAGAGCTGGGTCATGGCTCCGTCAGTCATCTTTCTAGCAGAGTTTGTAATAATTCTCAATGAATAATTCCTATCGTTTATACCTACTTGATAGGCGTATTCAATAACGCTATCTCTGCCTTGAGTTCTGCTCTCTCGTTGGCAAGGTTCTCCAGAGCCGTGGCAGCCTTATCAATGAAGTACTGCTCCATTGGATATTCCACAGCCAATTGATGTCTCAGGTAGTCTGCCAAAGCAAACACCTCATTGTTATTCAACTTCATTCATCTACCTCCACAGTTAATTCAGCCTCAGATATCTCATAGGTATTCCAACGATGCTCACAGTTGTGGCACTCTCTCCTACGCTTGATCCAGTTGTACTCCTTATGGTCTCTGGAATCCTTGACCACAATCTCATGGTTTCCACAGTTAGGGCAATTCATTCTCTAGTCTCCATATCTCTGTCATTGCATCTCTGAGTCTGTCATAAGCAGCTTTGCCACGCAGATTTGCCACTTCCGCAAGGTACAGCTGCCTAGTTCGTTTTGTTCTGAATCGCTTGAACACCCACTTGGCCTCTGTGTACATCCTAAATTCCTCTGAGTAGCTTGAGACAAGTTTCCCAGTTGGCAGACGAAGTAGCCTGGGGGATCCGTGAACTCTACGACAAGCGAGACAGCTCTCATCTACTTGCTCTCCCTCGCCAACTTCCTCTCGTAACACTCTCTGCACATCCATCTTCTTTGCTGGCCGTTTAGGCTTAGTATCCATTGACCACCCTTAGCTAACTTTCCAAATTGGCATTGAGAACACCAACGCTTGCCTGTTACATTCTCCTCAGCCTTAATGGCCTTGGTGTACACATCCTTCTCATGGCTCATTGAGATTCCTCAACCATCTTGATTCTTTCTCCAATCCATCGCATCACAGGGACTGCCATTGAATTACCCATTGCCTTGTATCGCGGGCCATCAGGGCAGTTCTCTTTGATGTTTGTGTAGTTATCAGGGAAACCTTGTAACCTCTCACACTCAACTGGGGTTAGTCTGCGGACTGCCATGTTTGAAAACACTTGCTGGTCTTGCTGAACACTCAATGTAAAAGCTAGCTCATCTGAACCAAGATATCCCTTGCCACCACCTTCTTTGCCATATCTCATTTTCCAAGCATGAGCAACTCCATGCACATCAGTACGGTTCAAGGTAAAGGATTGCTCCTCTTTGTAGCCTGAGCCATTAGCGTTCTGACTTGTAGAGCCAGAACCTTGTAAAGCATAAGCAACATAAGTTTCATGTTCAGTTACGCCATTACCAACTCTACTGTAGTCACTTGCAGATGATGTAATCGTAGGACATTTATTGGCAGCATGAATAATTACCTTACCCTCTCCAGCATCTGAGGCTATTCCCTTGTAGTCTCTAGTGAGCAATGCTCCAACGATATTCGGAGTGCCGTAGGCAGTTGCTTGCCTCGGTTTTCTGCTCGCCTTAGTATCCCTTGACAGGCTTTCGGACTCAAAAAGAACCTTCGCGGTAGGTCGCCAGTCTCCAAGATGTCCGACAACAAAGACTCTACGCCTTCTTTGGGGGACTCCAAAGTGTTGAGCATCAAGCACTCTGTAGCTCCACCCATAGCCGAGTTCTGCCAACGCTCCGAGGAAGGAACCAAAATCCCTTCCTTTGCCACTACTGAGGACACCTGGCACGTTTTCCCAAACGAACCACTTGGGTCTAAACTTGTCAAGAATCCCACAATAGACGAGAGCGAGGTTGCCTCTTGGATCCTCAAGCCCTTTTCTGAGTCCAGCGACTGAGAATGATTGACATGGGGTTCCTCCAACGAGTAAATCCAATCCGCTTGTACCAAAATTCCACTCCTTATACTTAGTCATGTCTCCAAGGTTAGGCACATCAGGATAATGATGAGCCAATACCTGACTTGGAAACTTCTCTATTTCACTAAATGCCACAGGTTGCCAGCCTAATCCATGCCATGCAACTGTCGCAGCCTCTACTCCACTACAAACCGATAAATATCTCATTCCATGACCTCTATCGTTACAACAATACGGCCATTCTTGATAGCCTCTCCACGGATAATGTGCAACTCATCCACCTGGGAATCATCGTCATACACGCCAGCCTCACAGAGCGAGTCCAGCACCGACTTAGCAAGGTTATCAATATCAAAGATACGCTTGCTCCTCGGTCTAATAATTAACGTCATCTTCAATCTTGCATCTCCTAGCTTTGGCACATTGTTGGCAATCACATACTCAGCCACGGCTACCTTATATTCCCTACCTTTTGGAGATAAGTAAGTACTGAATTTGCCACGTCTCCAGTACGTATTAACTGATGGTGCATACGGTAGGTTCAATAGAATCATCCTAAAAGCCTGTTGATCCTGTTGTCTAGGTCGCTATGCTTTGACAGTCCATCCTGTAATAGCTGATTGATGATGGCTGCTTGAGGCTTTTTCTGCTCCTGTGCTGCCTTGATGAGCAGTTGCACCACGTCTGGTCTAAGTCTTACTAGGAATGGCTTTAACTCTGACATACATCCTCCTCTATTGGGTTTAACATCCACGCAGCTGCGATATCACATCTAGGAATCTTAGGCGTTACGGTCTCGTAACCACCTCTCTGGGCCTTTGGCACGTAGCCAGACCTACGGATCAACTCAACATCCTCTGCAAAACCAAACTTGTAGAGAGCTATCGGTCTATTGCATCCCTCGGATCTACGCCAGCCACAGATGTGGACTAGCTTTTTATCACGCATATACGCCAGATAGTTCTTAAACGTACTCATTGCGATATCACATTCAATACAAATCTGTGCGCCAGTCTTACCTTCATGCACGATTGTGGCCAGAATGTCCTGGCACAACGCTCTAAACTTGATACCTTTTTCCATAAATCCTCTTATTTTTGTTAGGGTTGGGCTACTCGCTACGTCTGAAAACCAGCAGATTTCTACCTGGACATTTTTACGTCAGCATCCGCTTTCGCCCAGTCCAAACGATAAACGAACACAACATATTGTGCAAGCCCTGTAAATTATTTTACTAAAACTAGGGTTTACACCTATACAAACACAACCTATTGTGTTTATACTCCATCTCAAGCGATATCGCTTACTACCCAGAAAGAGGAGTAATTAAGATGAGTAACCAAGTAAATCAGATGTTAGGTTGTACAGAAGAATCAGTAGATTCATTATTCGTAACTGCATACAACATCAATATGCGTTTAGCTGGTATGTTGTCAGATGCTCAAGAGCTAATGGCAATGGGCAAGACAGAGCAAGCTACGCAAGTTATCAACCAAGTTAAGTATTACTTTTTTGAATACACAGATACACGCAATCAAGTATCAGTTCAGAAAGTAGAGGCTTAATATGTTTGTAGCTTACTACCGTGTAAGCACTCAACGTCAGGGCCAGTCAGGCCTTGGCCTTGAGGCTCAACAATCAGCCGTTAAGGCTTTCATCAAAGACCAGGTACTTGTCGCTGAGTTTACAGAGATAGAGTCTGGTCGCAAAAACAACCGCCCACAGCTGGCACAGGCCCTGGCTCTTGCTAAAAAGCATAAAGCCACATTGGTTATTGCCAAGCTGGATCGTCTTGCTCGTAACGTTCACTTCATCTCAGGTTTATTAGAGTCAAACGTGCAATTCGTGGCTGCCGATATGCCTGAGGCTGACCGTACATTCCTACAGATGGCAGCAGTATTCGCTGAGTGGGAGGCAAAGAAGATATCAGAACGCACTAAATCAGCCCTACAGATGGCTAAAGCTCGTGGCACTAAGTTAGGTAGTCCAGCTCCACAGAACGGCTCTAAGGCTGGTTTAAACGCTATCCAAAGCCGTGTTGATAGTTATGTGATGCAGATGGCTCCAGTAATCAAGGAGTTTATCGGCATGGACTTGCGTTCAGTAGCTCAGGTATTGAGCCAGAGAGGGTTTAAAACGCCAAGAGGTAACACTCAATGGCATCCATCCCAGGTTGGGACATTAATGAGAAAGGTGCAGTATGCGTGAACTTATTTTGTACACATTGGCAGTTGCTTACCTAGTCGTTGGAGGGTTTGCAATCCTAATGATTATTGCTTTAGCTGGTTTGTGGATCCGTCATTGGTTTATTAAGTTATTTCCCAATACCTACAAAGGCATGGTCAGACGTAAGCGTGAGAAGTTAGTTGATAAATATTTAAGGAGTTTTGATAAATGAATAAGTACGATTACACAGCAAAAGATTTGTGCGTTGCACCAAAAGAATCAACAAGCGATAAGGTTATTGCAACGGTTAGCCTTGTCGTTTTCTTAATCATCGTTGCGATAGGGGTTTAAAAATGAAAAAAGTATTAATTGCATTAACAGTATTGATGATTTCAACAAGCTCATTTGCAGCTATCAGATGCGTACCTAGTGGTGGTGGTACTTGTTGCTGGGATACGGTTCGTGATGGCCCATTCAAACCATTGGGGTGCTAATCATGGGAGTTCTAGATAACATCAATAAGCAATATGTCCCAGCTGCTAAGACAAATGTTTTGGAAACTTTCAAACGTTTGGGCTGGATTCCACCATCCGAGAGTCCAAAGATTCAAAAGAAATGGGCTAACTATCGTCACCTTGCTGCTAGAAATGAGGGAAAAAATGTCTAAAACACGTACACAAAAAGAACAAGTCCTTGCTCACTTGCAAAAGCGTAAGAGCATTACATCTTGGGATGCCATTCAGAAGTACGGCATCACACGCCTGGCGCATTACATCTACGTACTCAAAGATAGTTACAACATTCAGACTATCAATGAGAAAAGCGATGAATCACGCTATGCACGATACGTCTATTTAGGGGAAAGATGATGGATTATTCAGAATTGATTTTGGAATCAAACCGTTTGATAAGAGAGATCCACAAAGCCACTACAGTTAGAAACTTTGAGATTGCAGAACAATACTCAGAGAACTTTGTTAGAGTGGCCAACTCTTTACAGCACACACTCACACTTATAAACGCAGAAGAAAGAGAATAATGGTCGGTAAACTCACACCAAACACGATGCTATCAGCATCACGGCTCCCAGCAATTATGGGAATGAGCAAGTATCGCTCTGCCAATGATGAGTTGCTTATGTCAATTGAGGCCATCAAGGGCAATCAACCACCAGACATCAGTAACGAGTCAATGGAATGGGGTAACAGGCTAGAGCCAACCATTCTCATGGAGGCAGCCAACCGTCTGGGATGCAGTCAGCTAGATTACAACCACGAGGAGGCTTACTTTCACGATGACTGGCCTATCAGTTGTAGCTTAGACGGTACAGCTACTGGCAATGGAGAGGAGTTGTTTTCTGATCCTGAGCGTGGCATCTTTGTAGTCGGTCAGGACTCTATCAGACTGGATGGCACAGGCGTATTAGAGGCAAAGCTCACAGCGATGGATGCTGAGGATATGCCTCCATTGTGGCGTGGACCATTGCAACTACAGGCTCAGATGGCTATTTATAAAGCTCAATGGGGTGCGATTGCTACGCTATACAAGGGTACAGAGTTGCGTATCTTTGTCTTTGCTTTGCATCAGCAGACTCTGGAGACGATTGAGAAAGTATCTAAAGACTTTCAAGACCGTCTTGATAGGTTCAAAAATACTGGAGAGATTGATTACTACCCAGTACAGAACCCTAAGGATGCAGCTCGCACCTACTCAGATGCTATAGACGATGAGCCAATGAAACTGGATGACTACGCAGAGGAGTTGGCAAAGCTAATCCAAGAGAACAAAGCCAAGGCAGCAAAGCTAGAGGCAGAGAATGAGCAAGCTCAGACTCAACTCATGGAGATCCTTAGAAATCATAAATACGGTATTGCTGGCAAGTATCAAATCTCATGGCCAACTCGTACCTACAAAGCAACTTTATCTAGGATTGTCCCAGCCAAAGAGGCGTACACAGTACGTCAAAGCACATTAACCATTAAGGAATTGAAATGAAAAACATAGCAACAGCATTGGTCAAAGCTCAGAAAGACTTTGCACCAGCACTCAAGGACTCTAACAATCCTTTTTTTAAGACTAAGTACGCTGACCTATCAGCTTGCGTTAAGGCCGTCATTGATGCGCTGAATAACAACGGCATTGCATTGGTACAGAAGTGCCACCCATGCGATGATGGGGTATCAGTAGAGACCATCTTTATCCACGAATCTGGAGAGCTACTGGACTGTGGCATCCTCCACGTACCAGCTGCGAAGAACGATCCACAGGGTTACGGCTCTGCTCTTACATACGCTAGACGTTACTCACTCATGGCAGCCTGTGGCATCGCTCCAGAGGATGACGATGGCAACGCAGCAAGCAGAGGCAGACCAGCACCGATGGCTAATCCGTTGAACTTTGCCAAGACAGATGCAAGTGTTTTGGAAAATAAGGCAAAAAATATTATAGAGAGTAGCGTAAATACAACACTTCCTGAGAACATAGAACCAGTCTTGAGATTAGCTCTGCGTATCCCAGGAAAGGATGATACCTTGTTTGATAGCATGACTGACTGGGTTGAGGCTTACAATGCAATGGCTGATAAGGTAGCCATGTCTAAATCAATGGGTAAGGATACCAAGCGAATGAAGTTAGAGGAGTTGCACGGATCTAACAAGCACATCATTGACAAGATGAACCCTGTACAAATCTCAGGCATGAACGCCTTTACTGCTAAACGCAGAGCCTTGATTGATGCAAGTTAGGAGGAGCCATGTGGAACCATAGGATTGTTAATTTAGTTGATGACTTTGGATCAGAGCAGCTGGAGTTGGTTGAGGTTTTCTATGATACCGATGGCACACCCTACGCTTATGGCGTGGCCACCATTGTTGCTGATAGCATGGAGGATATTGCATTGCAACTAGAGATGTTTTGCTCTGCGATGGGTAAGCCAACCTTAGATTACCCAGAGGACTTCATTGGGAATGTAAATAAATGATTAGATGGTCAGGGACTGTACTGTGTTTGATAGGTATAGCCTTGACCAGTCTAAATATATACCCTTTAAACCTCGTATTTGGGCTTGTAGGGAGCTTTCTTTGGACAGTCCAAGGCTACCTATACCGAGACAATGCCTTGCTCATAGTGGAGCTTGTAGCGACTATCATATACATCGCTGGTTTAATAGCTATCCTTTAGACTCCCCAAATCTTTCCACGGAAAGTAACTTCACCCTTCTCCTCATCCCAAACTTGCACTAGCTCTGGGGGTAGCAGCTGCCCTCTCTCGTAGGTCAACATAGCAAAGCCACTCCTGTGATCCCTTGCTGAGTCCTCCATGTAACTGAACTGCTGGCCATAAGGATTAGCCAGGCATCCAGTTTGTACGCCATAGATGGTACCCATTCTGAAAGCTGGATTCAATGTCGTGAATGGATGCACAGTCAATACGTGGGTATGTCCTGTCACCGTATGTACTGAGCTTGCCTGTACGTTGGATCTGCCAGCGTTGTAGCCACCCTTATGACGATGCTTAATCTGAGTATCATCATTCACCCAGAACGACCAGCAAGATTGCCACAATGGAAAGTGGTCTTTAAGGGTAAACCCTTTGATGCCTTCATAGTTATGTGCGGAGCTGTTAGCAAGCATGGATTCAAAGCGAGCATCGTGATTACCCAATGTCCATATCAGGTTCTGCTTAATCCTTGATGCGTTCTCAACCTCAGTCAAATACTCAACGCAAGCATCTAGCTCTTGCTTAACTGTGAACGTCTGATCCCATCCAAACTTTGGGAATCTGCTGAGTCGTTGGCCATCAAAAGCATCTCCATTACAGACAATCACATCAGGCTTAAACTCTTTAATCATCTCAATCAAAGCTCTGGAGGCAGTCGTATCGTAGCCAGGTATGATGTGGGCATCAGAGAATACTATGACTCTGCCCTTCTCCATTGCTATGCCACGCCTGACGTTATGCTCCGCTTGCTGGATGCGCTTTTCTACTCTCTGTTTTAAACCTTCTTTGTCATACTTAACTGTATTCCCACTATGGTTTGTTGTCTCCAAGACAATACCTTTACTGGCTAACTCACCTCTCCTACGGTAAACATTCCTAACGCTAATTCCTAAGTAGTCAGCGACTGCTTGGGGGGATCCTAATTCTTTGAATAGTCTTATGAACTCTACTTCATTGCATGATGCTTGAACCATTAAAGCTCCTTGGGGTCATAGCCTAATTGCGTGGCTACCCTGTGTGATAGGGTTTTAAATACCTTATCGTGTTTGTCCCAGCTCTTGCTGTTTTTAATATACAGTCTCATGTGGATTAATTCGTGTGCAGTTGTGCGAATAATATGGTCTATAAACGATAGCCTAGCGGATGAGATTCTGATGGTATGAGGGTCAGGCTCGTACTCTCCATAGCAACTTGGATCATTATTAACCTCAAAGTTCACATCTTTAGATGGAGGTAAATCCCACCGATTAAATGGAGGTACTTGTATTAGCATCTCGTATATTGCTTGTACAGTTTGCGGAGTAACTAATTTCATCTTCTTAGTATCCTAAATATTTGTTACAGCTTTAAGACTCAAACATCTCTTTCTCGTGAGTCCTTCTTTTAACTAAGCCAGGTAACACTTTGCCACCAGCCTTAGTCCATACCAAAAACTGCTCTGCTGCACCATCGTATTCACCTCGGTTTACCTTCATCCTGAGGGTAGAGTTCTGTAAGTTACCCAGTCCAACGTTGAACGAAAATGATACTAGAGCATCAAATTGCCCTTGTGTCAATGGGACTTTTATTAATCTTAAAACTCCAGCCTCAAACCTTGCTAGATCCTTACGTAGGATTTCATCAATCTCATCGGCACTTAGAACTCTATCCCAACCTGGAGGTATAGGTAATGCCTTTCTATCAGCCATCGGTACTCTAGCATGGTTAGGGTCAATAACATGGCCTACTCCTACAGTCCAAAGCAAGGCTGGGCATTGGTACGGCTTACTCTTAACGCCCTCATCTTGCTTTATTTGTTGAATACACTTTGGGCTTACTCTCACTTCTTGCTCCAGCCTCTTGATCCAAACCAGTAGCCGATGATTGCACCTAGCATAGCCATCTCATCTTCGCTGAATATCATGTCAGTTGCTTTGAGAAAGTCATCAACGTTAGTAATCAATGTGCCGTGGTTAAACAAGTAAACACCAATACCGATATTGATAATGAACAACTCAGCAACAAACAAGTAGGTAACGACAGGTCTAACTGTAGCTACAAAGGTTGATGCCCACGGAGCAGCCTTCTCAAGTACCTTAGCATCGTGAGCGTAGGCAGCCTTAGTCATCTCAGCATCAGTCTCCATCATCACTTGGTCTGTGCGAATCTCCTCTACCTTAGCTTGAGCAATAAAGCCACGCTCCATCATCTGTAGCTCTCTGTCAGTCTGCATCTGAGCTAACTCTAGCTCATGCTTTTTGTCAGATTTATCTTGAAAAAATCCTAGCAGACTAGGTAGGCCAGAGACCAGTAGGCCTCCAAGGGTTGATATCAATGAAAACATACTTACTCCTTATTAACTAATGGGTTATCTAAAGCTCTACGGATCTTGTTGTCAGTCTCCTTACGCATCTCACGCAAGTCCTTATCTACCTCACGAGCTAACACCTTGCCGTCTCGCTCAACCTGTTCAACAACCTTCTCCAATCTGCGTACATCATTCTTGATGTCGTTCTTGATGTCTCTTGTATAGTCATTGACCTTGGCTGTGGACTCCTCCATCAGAGCCAACTTCTTATCGTACTCAGTAAAGTCTGGGCTGACATAGTTCTTGATGGCAGAACGCATACTCATGTAGTCGTTGTAAACCTCAAAGGCTCCCCAGAAAGCACCACCAACTACAGGCGCAATAGCGACTACCATCACCATCAACTTGTTGGTTAGCTTAAAGCTAAAGCCAGCTACACTAATTTCTTTCTCTATATTGCTCATCTATCATATCCTCATGGCTACGTTGTCCACCAATGGTCATCAAGTAATAGGCTCTCGCATTGGTACTCAAGGGTTTATTAATCATCTTTCTGCTCAGTAAATCAATGAGTTGCACTTGCTCAATCTTAACAGGGGTAGCAACTATATTGGGCATCTCAATGGACTTAGCCTCAGCAGTTTTTGTTTGAGGTTTGCTAGTGGGTTTAGGCTCAGGCTTGCTGTCTTTTTTCTCTGGCTGACTAGATGGCTGACTAGATGGCTCAGGATTCCTAGCATTGGATACAGGGTTACTAGCAGTTGGAGCTGGTCTAGTTACCACCTCGTTTACTACAGAGTCTGCAATGATAGGGGTCTCCATAGATACCGTACCAGTTGTACTTATTTGCAAAACAGGAGCAGAGATAGCAATGGCTCTAGGAGCCACGATATTAGCTAAGGCATAGGCTTCGTTGTATCCTGGGCAATCACGGTCATACAGAGCGTTTAAAGTACATTGCTGGGCAAAGTATGCTTGCTGATAGCCAGGACAACTAGGACTGTATATGGGATTGATAGAGCATTGCTGCGCTAGGTAGGCATCTGCATAGCCTGGGCATGATGGGTCTGATAGAGGATTGGATAAACAGAGATTACCTGTAGAGCCAACTATATGACTAGGTGCTATAGTTGAGCTGTAGCCTGGGCCGTGATAGAACTGAGTGTATTCACCTTGAGTTGTATCTCCTGTGATACCCATTGTGATAGGTCTCCACGGACTGATGTTAATCTTCTCGTAATGGATACCGATATATCCTGATGGCCTAATCTCTAGGCCAAAGGTATTGAGGTTGCCTGGTACGCCATACTCTGAGATGTTCTCCCACATATATCTTTGAAACTGTGGGGTGCCTTCAGTTAGGAATCTGCCTTGACCATAGTTAATGAGGTCTGTCTGTAGAGGCATGATAGAGAAGTTAAACTCATATCCTCTGGCATTACGTAGGTCGTGGCCTGAGCAGCACCAATGATTGTTTACTGATCCAAAGCCCACAACACCGTTACTGTACATAAAGCTATCAGTAAATGTACGGCCATACAAAGGAAAAGGAAACTGTAGAGGGATACGGACATGACCATCATCCGATATCTGATGTTGAATGACTTGAGCCTGAGCTATACCAATACAGGCTAGTAAGGCTACCAGCCATTTCATTTTATCTTAGGTCTAGTAGGGATTAGTTGAGGGTTAGCAAGCCAATGGTTCTTAGCCTCTACGTTTATCTTGCCTTCAATCGGACAAGGTACGCCACCATCCCACATGGACCACCAGACTCTAGCATCTTGGCAGAGTAGAGCAGCTGCTGGAGCCTTCATCTGTAGAGAGGATAGCTCTCTTGAGAGGATCACTAGCTCACAATTAAGGTCTGTAAAGGTAGAGCCAGCAGAGAATCCAAGAATCTGAGTTTGAATAGCAGCTGATACGCCACCCTTACACATCACGTTATTAATCGTGGTTACGTTAGGAGAGATAGCAGATGGAGGAGGAGACTTGACTGTGGTCTCAGCCTTGCTGGTTGATTCGGTTACGATTGGTTGAGCCATAGCTACTGCTATTGATCCACCAATGAGCAGTCCAATTAGTAAGTAACTAATGGATTTCATATCTTCAGAGATATAGTCAAAAGAGTAACAATGACAAAGGCTGCTGTACCCATGAGAATCTGCTCTAATCTTTTAAGACGAGCATTGATGGACTCATATCTAAATGCACAGACTTCTTCGTGAGTGCTTAGTCTTGCATCAGTTTCATTGATAGTAGCCATCTATTACTCCTGAGGAAAAGATAAATCTAAACTTGCCAACTCCTCTACAGAAGTTACAGCAGAGATACTAGCCTCTAGCTCTGTAGCCTTAGCCACTACAGATGCTCTGTATGCCGCCACAGAAGTAGGGATAGCAACATCTCTTTCAGCCTTACGAATAACCATCCAATCGGTTTGAGCTAGGATAGAGCCAGCAGTCTGTTTAACTTGAGCAATGAAGTTAGACTTTAAGCCTTTAGTTACTAATCTTTCTGTTGTATCAACCATTGATTCTGTAGTTGGGTCGTAAGCTTTAACAAACAAAGGATTGCCGTCTTGGTCTACTTCTTCTTTATCTTCCAATGCTTTAGGATTAGCTAAGTTACCATCCCAATAAAATCTGTCATCAGCACGAACAGCATCAGCTTCCCAGACTAGACCGATAGCAGACTTATCTGCCTCAGATGCTAGACGAATCCAGTTAGCAGGGTATTGAATGTCATTGTGTGTAAAAGGTGTATCCAGTTGGATAGTCTTAGTTCCGAGTTTAAAAGGCATATTAGTTCCTATCTTGCGTTAGCGTATTTAAAGGGGTTTTCGGCAAATGCCATGTATATGTAAGTTCCACCACTCAAATTAATAAATGAAGTTCCAGTACCTCGCATCTTAAAGCCATTTGATAGAGTGTCTAACTGAGTTGCTGAGTTTTGAGTTTCTGCATCTGAAAGGTTAGCTCTAGTTGTTAAATCCATTACATTAAATGTATTTCTTGCTGTATCAAACATCCACCAATCACCAGTGCTGTCTGTGCGTTTAAACATTACAAACCTAGGTCTAAAACCTGTGAACACAAATACACCATCTGCACTACCATTACCTGTGTATGAGCCAAATGCAGAGTAACCTGCGATAGCTGAGAAGCAATAAGCTACAAAGTTTTCACCACTAGCATTGCAATCTCCATCAGTACCTAAACTAAATACTGTGCTTGTTGGAGTTGTATTGTTCCAATAAATAGAACTTGTACCTGTTTGTGCTGCAGTTGAATTTAATAATAATTTTCTATTGTTTCCAACACTTACATGGTATGTAATCCATCCCCTTGTATTGCTTCTTGATTTAGCAATTACCATACTAGGAGCAACACCCAATCCATGACCTACTGTTGCATTAGCACCCGTGCCTGTATAAGTCACTACAGAGAATCCAGCACTTGTATTAGCACTTACTGTTGAAGTAATAGAACCAGCAGTATTGGTTACTCCTGTGCCATTGGCTTTCCAGTTCCATGCTACATAGGTTGCACCACTTAAATTTACTGCTGAACCACTACCCATCTGAAAGCCGTCAGAGTTAAATGCTAACAAACCAAAGTTACCGCCAAAAGTGGTTTCTGCACCTGTGGTATTTGATTGAAGCCATTGATTTGTTCCTCTAACCACATCAAATAAACCATGACCATCTGATGCACTTCTTCTCTTAGCCCAAACAAAGTCAGGCTGGAAACCAACTCCAGTTACATCAATAGTGGATGCACCATTTCCTGTCCACAAGACTGTGTTCATATACTTACCAGCCTGTGTTGTTGCTGTTGCACCAATAGTAGGAGTAGGTAGGTTAAAAGTATTTAATGCTACAAAGCCTGTAGGTGGTGTGTATGCGAATGGTCTTTGACCAAAATTAAAGTTACCAGCAGTAGTATCATTAGAGGCATTACTAATCATAAATGGCATATATGTGCCAGATATTCCTGTAAATGCTTGTCCTTGACTAGTATTGTTTTTATAAAAAGTAATAGTTCCAGCATCCATATCCAAAGCTACTCCAATTACATCGTTTGTTGTATATGTTGCCCCATAAGCCGTAGCTCCAGCGCCATTATCTTTATTGCCAGTTGATCCAATATAAACATAAATATTTCCTGCGCCAGAACCAAAAGGATTTGAACTCATTGATTGGGTAGTTTTTGCTATTCCAAACACAGTACCGCTTGCTCCGCTAGTTGTTGGTATTGCTTCCCAGTACCACTTTCCTGATGAAACTCCAAATGTAGCTGTAATTAGAGATTGGAAAACAGAACCTGCCGCACTTGTAGAGGTAAAGTTTAAATTTGCGCTATTAAGACTAGATGCACTACCAATATTTAATGGATTTAACGTGCAATAGTTAGCCGCAGTCGCACTTGTCAATGTTGGCACATCTGTCATTGAATCGTATGTAACACCGCTTGTAATGCTGATATTGTTAGTAGCAAAGTAGTTGCCATTACCTGAGAAGTCTTTACCCAAGCCCACATTAGAGCTAGTTGTTAGGGCAGAGTTATCTGTAAATGGGAAATACAATCCATTAGTGCCATAAGAACCTGTGTATTTTTTAGGTTGCCATACACCTGTTTTGGTATTTGTTTCACCAAAGGATGATGGGGTTAATTGCTGACCGTCAATCCAATTAACTTCTGCTAAGTAACCATCAAAGTAACCTGAAGGTCTTAAACCACTCCAAGTGCCAATTACAGTTGGAGATGTATTATTATTCCATTTTAAATCAGCATTTTGGCTTGGGTATGTAGCTGTGCTAAAAGCAGTTATTTGTGTACCATTTACATATATTTTTACTCTATTTGCCGCAGTTGCTTGTGTAGTATCTACTGCAATAACAAGGTGATACCAAGAACTAGGGTCACGAAATACCTGAGTTGTAACTAATTCAGCTTGTGTAGAGCCTGTACCACTATAAAATATTAAATTGTCAGTAGAATTAAATTGAACAAATCCATAATCAAATGAAGCATTAGCATCATTACCAGCTAAATAAAGTGAAGTGCTTAATGTTCCTCTTTTTACCCAATAACTTTGAGTAAATGTTTTCCGATTTCCTGCTGAAGAAAATGTTTTATTGAGGTAAGCACTAGCACTACTGCGGAATCTTAGTGACCTAGCAATAGTGTAATCACCACCTTGACCACTAGCACCAGCTAATATGTTTGAGCCAATAACTGACATAGTTATCCTTAACTGTAGTTAGCTGTGAACACGCAATGAATAGAACCAGTAGTACGAACTATATAATCTATTCTATCTACAGATGACGCTGCCGTTGAAAGTGTAGGAGCTGTGCCACCAATGAAGTCATACTGAGAACCATAAGCAAGAGTCCTAGATCCTGTGCCATCTTGAACCACAAAGATAGAACCTGACTGACCAGCAGTTAAGTTGCTAGGGTTAGCCAATGTACGATTGCCACCTAGAGTTACTGAGAAGTTATTAGCTACTGCAAAGTCTGGAGTGATTGTTGCACCATCAGTAAGGGCAGTAATAGCACCTCTTTGTGCAGCAGTAAATGACTGTGCCACATCAGTCTTAGCTGTATCAGCATCATAAGCCTGTACATCAGTACCAATTGCAAGGCCTAGGAATGAGCGAGCAGATGAACCGCCAGCACCCAATGTTGTCAAGTCAGCATCATAAGCCTGTACGTTTGTGCCAATAGCAACACCAAGGTTAGTACGAGCAGTTGCTGTGTTTGCTAAGTCTGATAGGTTATTTGCTGAGGCTAAATATGATGCTCCTGATACATAGGCAGCTACCCAGGCAGATCCAGTATATAAACGCATCTCTGGTACTGTAGTGTTGTAATACAAAGCACCAGCTAGTAAAGCGTTGCCATCATTATCTAATGTTGGATTGCTAGACTTAGCACCAAGGTATCTATCATCAAAAGAATCATACGCTGCTAGAGTTGCATCTCTGGCAGCCTCAGCAGCAGTCTGAGCGTTACCAGCCGAAGTTGCTGAGTTGCTTGCGTTTGTCGCTGAAGTTGATGCGTTGCCAGCAGATGTATTAGCGTTAGATGCTGAAGTGCTTGCCGCTTGAGCGTGATACTTAGCAGAGTATTCTCCACCAGCTACAGGGCCACTTGTCTTTGTAGCCCAGTCATTCGCTAGAATTGCAGATGCGGCAGCATTATCAGCTTGTTCAGCCGCATAACTAGCATCAATCACTAAGTCCCATTTAGCAGAGTCAGCGTTAGAGCTAATAGGAGTTGTGCCTGTAGAGGTATGAGCCGTATTACAACGGTATACGTTATAGTTAGAGGCATCCTTAACTAAGTCACGAACTGTGTAAGATGTACCAGATGCCCAGTTACCACGCCAGTTACCAATATCCTCACCCACTACTGGGTTACCGTTAGCATCAAACGCTAGAGTCTTACCAGCACGAGAGGCCTTGGCTGGCAATGTCATAGCGATATCTGTAGGATCCGTTACTGGAGCCTTAAGGCCACGCTCTGCTGTCTCAGCTACTTGCTGAATAAAGATGGTCTGGTTATCTAGTTCATCGTTCAACGTGTTAGCGAACAAGTCACCACCAGTTGTAAAGTCTGAGGTACGCTGGATATTCTTAGCACCAACAATAGTGATGTTGCCTGTACCAGCCGTTACCAAAGTAACTGATCCTGTACCATTGGCATTGATTATGACAGAATAATCAGTCGTTAATGTGAGCAATGTAGAGCCACGATATACAGAGATATCGGTTTGGGATAGAATCTCAAACGTGAACGCATAAGGGCCTACGCCTGAGTTAGCGTAAACTACTCTACGAGGTACGTTACTGATTGCGTAATCTGCCATAATAATTCCTTACTGTTTGTCCGAATCTAATTGATTTTCACTAAAAAATCTAGCGTTTATATTTACCTTCTTCACGTTGCAATTCCTCAATGTCTCTAAACTGCATACGTAAATCAGGATCACTCATAATTAACATCTTCTTAGCATCTGAGTAGGCAGAGCTAATAACCTTATTCAATAGCTCTTGCGCACCTTTTAGGTCTTTATTTGCATAATCCCTAAACTCCTTGCTTTCATGGTACATCTTAAGACCATTAGAAATCTTGTTGTTAGCAGTCGCTAACTCAATCCATTGCGTGTACTGAACATCGTTTAGCTCTACACCATCCATGTTCTTAGGCACTTTGTACATAGGGATACCGTACTGAGCCAGGATTAAATGGGGTTCGCTAAACTTACCGTCAGACATTTTGAATGGGCTAAATGTCTCATAAAAGTTACCCTTGCCAGCAGTCTTAACATAGCCAGTTAATGAGTCTAGGGCTGGAGGTAAACTGTCAGAACACAATGGATTTCTAGAGCAAGCGTAGCTGACTGCTTCCCAGTAACCCTTACTTGCACCTGACAAGATATCTTGCTCCATTGGGCTAACAGCCTCTTTAACCAAAGACTTCTCAGGGTTCATAGTTCTTTCAACCATAGCCACAAAAGAGCTGTGGATGCCAGCTGGAGAACCACCAATAGCAAAGCTAGTCGCTTGCTTAGATAAACGAGTCATCGTGTTATATAGGAATGTAGGAGCATCTTTAGATCCAGAATTAAATATCTTATTAATTTCTCCAAAGCCTTGTAGCATTGGCTGGTCTGATAGATACTGGTACATGGCTAAACCGCCACCCAAAAACATCTTGCCCAAATCCTCGTTATTAGGATCTTGCTGAGAATACTCACCCATTGTTGCGCCAATAGATAGCAAAGTAGCTAATGGCTCTAAACCAGCGTAGCTAATGTAAACCTTATCAGAGCTTACGTTTACCTTGGTTAGCTTTTCAAACTTAGCAATCATCTCAGGATCAACATCTGCCTTGTTAAATACAAAGGAAAACTGCTGCCATCCAGCACCTTCAAATACTTGCTTATCTTCGCTACGCATTGGGCCATAACCTGTTAGCTTACCCTCTAATGGACCAGATGCTACAGCATAAATTAAAGATGAGCCTAGAGTTACACGAGCTAAGGCTTGGTCTCTACGAATACCGCCAGCTTTGAAGTCGTTATAAAAGCGTGGGTTTCCAGTAATAACTGATAATGGAGTTCTAGCCATTGTCTCCATTAAGATATTAGTAGGAGTCTTAATAAACGGCACAAACATCTTAATCAATGGACTCTGGGTAAACTCAGCCATTTTCTGCAAACTTGGTTCTAGCTCACGAGTAAATGTTACGGTACGAGATTGAGACTTAGCTGCCTCGTCTAGCTCTGCCGTAGGGTTAGCTAACAAATCTGCTAACAATTGCTCAGATTGCTTAGATGCTGAATCTGCATCAATACCCTTAGATACCAATGTATCAAACATCTTATTGCTCTCACGAACTGCTAAGGCATTTAATTCCATGCGATATCCAACGGCTTTAAAGAACTCATCTTCAGCCATCAATGCACGACCTGGAGCAGTTACCGCTACGCCATAATACTTAACAGCATTAGTCAATGCTTGACCAAAATCGCTATCACCAAAGTCAGCATCAAACGGATTAGCGTTTACCCTACCTGATTCAATCTTAGAAAAAGCATCTGTAGGAGCATTGTTCTTAAATGCCTTAAGACCAATCTCACCACCCTCACGGATACCTTGCAATAATCCAATGGCTTGAGCTTGAATTTCATTTAACTGGATAGCCTTTTCACCACCATTAAAAAAGAAGTTACGAGCCTTACCAATGCCTGATGCAACTAAACGCTCAGGGATCTGATACGCACCAAAGAACGTGTTACCAGAGATATTCTTAGCATGGGTTACTGGGCTAGACAATAGACCGTTAATCCATGTGGAGAACCACATATCTTTAAATCTCTCGTACATACCGCTAAAGCCATTAGCGTAACCAGATGCAGACATCTCTGCTCTTGCGCCACGAGAATCCAATGCTGTGTACTTAGATGCAAAGTCGTGTACAGAATCAATACCACCAGTCTCAGCCATAATGGCATCTAGCATCTGACCTCTAGCAGTCGTTGATTGACGAGCTTGAGAGAAGATACCTAGCGTTCTAGCGATATCTGCCTGACGGCCACGAGCAGCTTTAAGCAATGAACCCTCTAGGGCTACGGCTTGCTGAAACTCAGATGCCAACTCAGACGTTAAGTTACCAGCTAACTTAGCCTCCTTAACCTTTTCACCTAAGTCAAAGGCACGTTTACCAGCATCAGTAATAGCCAATAGCATCTTGTAAGCATCACCAGCATTAGCCTCTGTTACACGGCTAGGATCTAGCAATCGTGCAATAAATTTCTCGTCATATCCTTCTTCAGCTGCTTTGGCTGCAATCTCTGTATAGCTAACTTTCTCTAGCTTATCTGCACCATATTGTCTAGCAGTCGCATCAATGAATTGCTTAACGCCATTCTCATCTTGAATTAAATCTAGGTTAAATGGTCGCTCAACTACGCCAGCTGCAACTTGCTCAGTTGATGGAGATGGCTTACCAGTAATAGCAACCTCTGGAGGCATCTCAGTCATCTTCTCAGTAATAGCCTCAACTGTCTTAGGCTCTGCATCTTTGATAACTGTGTATGGCCCTACTTGACCAGTCTCTGTACCTTCTTTAAGAATCTTTCTTTCAGTACGCTTAGGAGCCTTTAGGATTTCTTTAACAACATCTAAACGACCAGCGACTTGAGTTTCCTCGTAAGCTGGAGGCTCAGACTGCAATTGAACCATGTCAGATAACTTTGGCTCACCATCTGCAACTGGCAATACATCAAGGTTTTTATCTGCGCTAGATAAATCATCTAGTCTTTCATTTAACGGTTTCATTGCCATTATTTATTTTCCTCTTGAGACATTGCCGCACTAGTACCGCCAACACCTACACCTTTTAAAACACTTGGATTGGCTGGGTCAAAAGTAACGTTTCCTGTAGCTGATTTTAATTGCTTAGGGTCATACACAGCCAAATTCTTTATGCCACCCTCTTGAATGTAAAATGAATCAAATCCAAGAGCCTTAATAGCTTTTTGCACATCTCTATCTTCAATCTTATCCCACTTACCCTCATCAAACCATGCTGGTTTAATACCTTTAAGTTGGCTATTTTTTTGCATATATTCAATAACTTTTGATACGTCATCAGAATTTTCATAATCAAAAGGATTAGATGCTTTTACATAAAGAGGCATTATATTTGGAGTGCCAGCTTGGTCTGCAATATATGTCTTGCCACCACCGCCAACATCTTCAACTAGCCCTGTAAACTGCTCTGCAAAAGATGGGTCTGGAGTTACAAATATTGCGCCTCTAGTACTGCGATTAAATTGGTCAAAATTACCACCAGTTCCGTGATACATAACTATGGGCTTACCAGTATCATCAACCGCTTTGGAATCACCAAACCAATTCTTAAATGCTTTGCTTTCAACCTTTGGAGCTTTTTGTAATACCTGTTCTGTACCATCAAGCATTTTGATAGTAGCCTTAATCACAGGCTTTGCAAGCGCACTAATTGCCTTTATTTGCCCACCTGGAGCAACAATTTCACCACCTAGCTCACCACCTTCAGCAGCTCTTACACGCTCCTCTGTAGGTACGCCAGTCGTTTGACCTTGAGGCACTACTGGACCTAATAAAGACTCTAGCTTTTTACCAATGTCCTCAGAGGTAGGCAACGCAGTATTCTCATCAACGTTATAACCAAGGTAGTTCAATGCCATACGGCCAATAGATTCTAAATCACCAGGCAATCCAGGGAAAGCCTGTATCATTCCTTTGCCAGCACCAGCCATCGTATCTGCAATCAATACAGACTGCTTGGCTTGATTCTCACGAGTGTTCAAACCCTTAGGCATATTCAAGCGATAGCCAACAAAAGCACCGCCATCCGTAGTAACGCCAGTATTAGCAGATGCTAACTGCATCTCCTGAGGATCAGGCTCCTCAACCAACTCTTGAGCTTTTAAGTCTATAAAGCGTTGGTCAATCATTGAGGTTCCTTCCTAACTTTATCCTGTTGTTTTAAAATCTGACCACGTTCATACTTGCCAACACCAGCAGCTTTCAAATCTTCATCTGTATAAATTCTAAGAGGGTCATAGGTAATACCGCTATTCTTAAGACGTGTCTTAAATGTATCAACTTCGCTTTCATGTTGCACAAACTCTGAACCTTGACGTACACCTTTGATGTACTCTCTAGCAGTTTCCATTGCATTAAACGGCAAACCTTGGCTACGAGTAACTTCTCTAGCACTATATAAATGAGCCTTAACTTCAGCTGCCATTCTGCGCTCACGACCAAAGCCAGGAGTCAATGGATCAGGTACACCCAAATCTGCGTTTACAAAAGAAATAGCGGCAGACATAGCTGGGTCATTGTTACGAGCTTTCTTCTTTAGGTCATTAACTTGTTTCCAAGACATCTCACCTCTAACGCCCATATTGTCTAAATCTTCTTCACCCAATCTGCCATTCTCAACCATGCTTTCGTAGCGACCAAATAACTGAGGAGTAGCACCAGCCAAATCACCATTTAACATAGATTGACGTTCTGACTCAGGCAAAGTAATGCCCAATGCTTGAATACGCTTGTAGCCTACTGAGCCACTAATCTTGCCAGAGTAGATGTCATCTTTAATGTTAGCAACTTTATCAACGTTAATAGATGCGTTTACCTTAGATGCGTTAGTAAATGATTTCTCAATATCACCAGAACGCTCAATGTATTGCTTTTTGAGCTTATCTATATCAACGGTTTTCATTACTTCAGATAACTTACCGTAATCTTTGTTAGTAATCTTTCTAAAGCCTTCAACTGGATTGGCAGCAAAGTCAGGGCTAATTACATAATCAATAATGGCGTTAAGGCGTTTTGATTCAAAAGCCTTCATCTGGTCATCAACAAAAGCTGGATCCATTGTTGCAGATGCCACATCAAAAGCACGTTGATATTGAATATTAAACTTTTCATTTAACAACGTTGGATTAGCCTCATACCTTAATGAGTCAGACAATAATGTTGGCGTATCAGCAATCAATCTTTCAGCATTACTTCGTAAACCAGCTTGATATATTTTGTTTTGTTTTTCGTTGGCTTTGTTATAAGTATCGTTAGCAGCTACGTTAATAGATGCTCTAAAGCGCAAGCCATCCTCAGGAGATAATTGAGCCAAAGTACGACCATAACCATCAGTCATACCTTTAATTCTTAATTGAGCCTCTTTTAAATCAATTTGACCAACATCTAAGGCAGAGGATATATTTCTCAATTCCTCACGACCTTTAGCCTCTAGCTCAAGTCTTAATTGTGCGCCTTGAATCTTACGAGCTGCATCACCAAAATAAGTGCCTGGCTTTGGAAATAAAGAATTGATGTCTTGCCCTTGTTCTTTAGCCAACAATACTTGATCCACAGTAGGTTGGTTCTCAGCACCGTATTGCTCACCTTCTCTGACCGCTTTATTAGCTGCCTCTTTAAAAGCAAAATCAGACATACGGTCTAAAGAACTTGTAATAGTTTTGGTTAGATTTAAACCTTCCTTGACGTTAGCAAGGTCTAATCTTTGTATATCAGCTGGCATTAAGCCAGAGGATTGATAACGTGGTAAGTCTGCCATAATTAAGCCTCAGTTTTAGGTGCGCTACCAGTTTTTGAGTATTGACCAGCTGCCATACTCAACTTACCAGCTGCATCAAAATAGCCAGCTTTCTCAGCCATATCACCAGCGTTTTCGTATAAAGTTGCTTGAATCAATCCACTTCTACGAACACCATCAGAATTACCTAAGGCAAAAGCAAACTCTTTACCACCCTTGGTATTATTAACTGCCTGTATCAGAGCAGCAGACCCCTCAAATCCTTGGGTTCCACCAGCAAAAGCACGAGAGATTGCAGAGGCATTATTAGCATTTACACGCTCTAATACTTGGTTAGCTTGGAATTGGTATTGGATAGCCTTGCGCTCTGACTCCACACGAGTCTGAGCTGCTTGAACTTTGTAGTAATCCTTCTTAGCTTTGCCCTCTTGAATAGAGCCAAAAGCCGATACTACCGCCATTGCTACTGCGACTTCTGCCATATTATGTCCCCTGATGAGTTGCTACTTTGTACTCCAAACCTAACAATGTTAGTTTCAAAGGTACGTCTTGTTCAATCGTAATCTTGGCATCTTGCGAATATCCTAAGATTCCATGTACAGTTTTTACTCCTGTGTATTCAGCAACTGGCTCATCTAGGATAGAACCAAACTGTCTGAATGGTATTTGAATACCGTTAATCTTCATGTGCTGAGTTTCAGTCACAATCGCATTAACTTCAACAATACGCTTTTTAAATCCAATTCTTGTACCAGTTTGTAACTTCAAATCTACTGGCATTGTTACCGCTTTAACAGAGATAGGTAAGCCCAGCTCATAGCTAGTAGCTGATGCTCTAGGTAGGGTTACAGTACCGCCACCTGGCACGGTTTGATTAGCCTGTACTGCGCCATCTAAAATCACATTGACTGACTCAGATACAAGATGACTCATAGCTACAGTTGATGCTACGCCACCAGACTTACTACTATCAGTCAAAGAGCTTTCAGTAAAGTACTCAACGTAGTAAACGTTAGCACCATTGACGTTACGCTTAACAACTGCGTAAATCGTATCAATGTCTACACCCACGTCAACATATTGACCATCTACCGTAGTCCACTCAGACGGAGCAATCACATTCTGCGCTCTTAGCAAAGAGAACACGGCCATAGAGCCATCATCTGCATTGGTCATTAATAGCAAGTCGTTCTCATCTGTAGCCACGGATCTACGTAAAGCCAAGCGAGTAGGGTTCTTTAATAGATGTCCAGCCAAAAGAGATATCTTAGCTGTAACATACGTAGCTTGCGTATCCGTGTAAGCAAACTCGTTCAATGACTTACCTTGTCTTTGGACAAATAGAGTGCCAGACTCCAACTGCTGAATACGGATACCTTCTTTGATGCCGTTACGACTAGCAGTTTTAACAAAGAAATTTGTAGGGGTAATCGGATCTAATCCGTTTTGAGGTACGTAAAACTCACCACCAGTTGTAAAGATTTGTAAGTCTCTGCCTGAGATGATATCCACTACAGCGTTATAGGTATTGGTGTCTAACGTAGCCTCAACCGCATCATCATCAAGACCTTCAGTAGCCTCAAAGTCAAAGAACAAGCCAACCTTAGAACCCCATAAAGTACTAGGGCGAGACTTAGAGCCACCAAAATACAAGCGACCTTCATGGAAAGTAACAGAGCGTGGCCACCCACGACCAGAACTCCAAACATCTTCGTAACCACTTTCAATCTCCCATGAGGCTGTAGCAATAGCAGTTGTATTAAAGAACGGAAACTCTGTAATCGCATCTACTACAGTACTTGATGTGAACTTAACAATCTTGGCACGACCCTGAGGTGTAGCATTGATGTACTGTCCAACGCTACCAGCAGAGAATGGAGTGCCTGTAGAGGCAGTCAAAGTTACCTTGCCTGATACGGCAGATGGGGTTAACGTTCCAGCTGGGCTAGAGGTTGACAAGGTAAACGCATACTTTGGCTTTGAGTCAAAAGTAATAGCACCAGCAGTCCAAGTCGCATCAGTTCCACCACGGACAATCTTAATTGGAGCGATATCAGGATGCACCACAATCAGCGTATCAGCCGATTGAGTCCAACAAATTCTAGCTAATCTAGCACCAGTTAGCCCTACAGCGGATGTATCTAGGTACGGATTGCCTGAGCCATTAATGTTAGTTACCAATGCCTCATTCTTAAAAACATACATACGGTTATGCGTAAAGCACAACATATAACTGTCATCAGTTGAAAACTCAAACTCAACTAAACGCACACCGTTGGCAGCTGACTCTGAGCCACTATTGGGCAAAGCAGAGATGTATTTAGTGCCAGGCCTACGTCTAATACCGCCCTGAGGTTGGCAGACTACGTTAGTTGCCTCCTCTAAAGCGTTGGCATAAGCACCTAAATCAACCCTTGCACGGAGCAACGGATCAAGTTCACCTGTAGAGAAGTTAGTTTGGATGCTTACAAAGCGAGCCATTAATATCTCACCGCAATCAAAGAGAAGTCGTTAATTGCGTTAGTTGGCTGTCCAGCACCGTCAATATTCATAGCAGTTCTAAACGCACCACCACGACCATTCTCTGCTGGGCTACCGATTGCAACGCTCTGCCAATACTGAGCTTTCTCAGTTTGGTCTGTAATAGGCAAGGCTAAATGCCACGCCATTGAATACTTAAGGAATTGTATAAAGTAAACAGGCATCAAGAACTCAGGTACTGAGTACTGATAATCAACCCATACTTCTTCATAATCTGTTAATAATTTGTCACCCATGATACGGTACTCCTTACGAGGAGGCATACCAGTAGCGGATGAGTCATAAACTGCTCTAGGACTCGTTAAACGGTCTCCAGGCAATTGATATTCGTATCTGTACTCATTGGTAGGGGTAGTAATCAAACGAGCTAATTTGACCTTTTTAAAGCTAAAAGACCAAGGGTAGCAAACGAGGGTTTGGTCCCTCATATCTGAATACAAACGGTTAGCTACAGATGCCTCGTCTGTCCCTTCATCAAAAGATGAAATAGGTTTTGCGCCTAGCATTAGTAGGGCATCAGAACATATTGAAAGGGCTGTATCTCCAGCTGCCATTTAATTCTCCAATGTAAGAATGGGCTACCCCTGTTTTAACAGAAAGTAGCCCATTTGACTAGCAAATTAATTAAATATTAATCGCCATCAGTTGCGGCCAAAGTTGTACCGTCAGTCACGTCAACAACACCAGAGGCGTTAGAAAGAACATAAACCAAAGTAGCAACGGCTGTAGTACCAGTTGATGTTACGCAATAAATCAAATCACCAACGCTTAATACAGTTGATAAATCATTGAAGTAACCTTCAGTATTTACCGCTGCAATAGCATCAGTTGTTTTGTATGCGTAGATTGATGGAGCGTTACCAGCCTTAGAGGCTGCAACAGTTGTAAAACCAGTTGATGAATAAGCCATGTCAATCTCCTATTAAGCTGTTTCACGAGCTGTGATTTTAACAATACCCTCAGCATCAATAGCAATTGCACCAGCAGAGAATACTGAATTCACTAGGAATGAAGTCTTTTCTGGGATGTAATTGATTTCTGTGCGAGGAGCGATACCTTCTGCGTAACCGATAGCATCTTTATGGAAAGCAAAGCAAGTACGGTCTAAAGAACCGTCAATTGCCAAACCACCTTCAGAACGGTCACCAAGGATGTGGAATGTGAAACCTAAGAATGTGTTGATTTCACCAGCAACCAAAGCCTTAACAGTATTGAAGTCTGAGCTAGTTACAGCTGTTTCAGACAACAATGATGCCAAACCTGATGCGTGAAGAATAATGTGACGGCCTTCTGGCGGCACGTTGTTCTTGTCAAGCAAACGCTTTGCATCACGTAGTTTAGCTACGTTCATGTTTGTGTCAGAGCCACCGATATCGTTAGATACTGTGCCTGTGCCACTAGCAGCTGTCAAAGCATCAAGGATCAACTGGTCTTGTCTACGACCAATTGCGTTACCTAATACTTGTACTAGCTCTGAACGCTCGTCAAAGTTTACTTTAGCTTGGCTGAAGATATCGCTGTATTCAGCAGCGTTCCAGTCAGACAATGTGCAAGTAACGTTTGAGAAACCAACGTTCAATGGGGTTACGTCAGATTGGCTGATACGTGGAGTAGCTACGCCTTTACCGACTTTTGGGAATTTAACAGTTGAACCTTCAACACCTTTACGCTGACGAACAGCACCTACCAACATAGCCTTGCCCTGGTAAGCCTGTTTTACCTCAGCATCAAAGAGTGTTACAAAGGCGTTTGATAATGATACGCTCATGTGAATCTCCTAAATGGATAGTAAAAAAATAAAATTAAGGGTTTTCGCTTTTGGTTAGCCTATTTCTAGGGCCATGTGCTTGCTATTTACGATAGCCACTCGCCAACTATGTTGAGTTAAGGGCCAATTGCTTGGTATGCCTTAACCGTTTTCTAGCAGATGTGTTTTAAAAATACAACACTTTTTTAAAATATTTTTAAATAAGCCAAAAAAAAACCTCCCCTAAGGGAGGCGTAAATCACTTGTGAAGTGAGGAGGTTATCTTAATTAAAGGTTTGAGCAAACATCTTCTCAACCTTAGAACGGTACGCTGGATCATTCTTATACTTAGGATCCGCAACCATTTGGTACAACTCATCCTTAGATGGCTGACCTTCTACTGGCATTGATTGGGTAGGAATACGAGAACCCTCATAAGACTCACGCAACTTCATCAGAGCTTTAATGCCATTGGCTGTACCGCCCATGTACTTAAACTCCTCAAAGTCATCCTTACCCCAGATACCCTTGTTTACTAAGCCTCTTGCCCAATCTGTCATGCCTTTAATTACGGCATCAGCGTTAGGGCCTAAGGCTGCTTTCTCTTGCTGGATAGAGCGTTGAGCAGTTTCCACCTTCTCTCCACCCATCTTAACTACATCTCCGACTAGCTTATCTAAGGCTGCCTGAGAGATACCATTCTCTTGCGCCCATGACATAACATGGCTACGAACTGGGTCATCCTCAGGGGTATCGCCAAAGGCAGAGGCATCGTATTTTCCGTCTGCTGGAGCTTTATGCTTGCCAGTAGAGACCATCTTACGCATATCCATCCATGATTTAGCAATGCCCTCTAGGTCAGGCTCTGAGCTATCTTTTTTCCAAAAGTTCTCAGGCCACCAATCAGGTCGGTCTAACGGTTCATCATCTTCACTTTTTGCAATATGGCTAATCTCAGTTTTATTTGGATCAGCGTTTTGTGTACCTTGGCTGTCCTCTACGCTAATAGAGTCCAGTAGGCCACCTTCATTACTGCTAGTGGGCTGGGTTGCTTCGGTAGTTTCCATTTTACATATTCCTTGCTTTTAAAATCCGTGACTCTAAATCCCTGATTACGCTATTCTGACCTTCACGGTAGTAGGCATAACTAGAGTCGCTCCCTGGCACGGCTACAGGTTGCTCTAACAAAGTAGTTCTTAACCACTTCATTAATTTCTCTCCATCCTCAGAGGCAAGAACTCTAAGGCAGAGCTTATTCAAATCTTCTACTGCTTGTTCGGCTGACCTTATATCTGTCATTTGCTCTTGTAAGCCAGCCCATCCCTCACTAATTACTTCATCAAGTTTTTTATTAGCCATTCATCATCCCATTGTTTTAACTACCTCTGATGCAACCTCAGGGTTCTCCTGAGCCATTTGTTGAGCTTGAGCCATTGCTTGCTCCATATTGAACTGTCGCTCCTCAGGGGAAACCCTTAGTGCTGCTGGGATACCTAGCTTATCACCAATGTAGTCCACAATCGCACCAAACTTAGGAGTTGCTTGACCCTCAGGTCCCATCTGTGTAGCCATCTGTACGAATTGTGTAATATTCCCTATATCTTCCATGTTTTGAGCCATAGCCAATGGAGCTACTGGGGATACCTTAACCTCTAATCCGTTTACCTTGAGAGGCATATCAATGATGCCACGGTCATCCATCACCATCAAAGTTTTGGATACTAGCGGAACCATCGTCTCGTTAATCAAGCGACCAAAGGCAGAGCCTAAGTTCTGAGACAATTCTTTCATACGCTCTACTACCTCAGTAGCGGAGCGAGCAGACATATTATCAGGAGGCAATGACTCATCTAGCAGAATCTTTTTAATATTCAGCACTAGGTCATTAATGATAATTTGTGAAACGTTGAAATCCCCAGCACGAGGTAGTGGTTTCAATGATTCGCCTTGTGGGCCACCATTCCGAGCTACTGGGATAATCGCACCAGGGATAATTTTCACAGTTGCTGGGTTCAATACACCATCATCCGCAGCTGTGTAAACGCCTGAGATAGCTAGAGAGGCGTTCTTTAATACGAGTTCTTTGACCTTGTTCAAGGTCTTGATGTCTGGCAATGCAGTAATTACTGGGCCACGACCATAAATCTCACCAGCTACCTTCATGTAGCGAGCCACGATCCACGGACTAAACTTCATTCTGCGATAAACAATCTCAGACTTAGACTCTTTATGGATTACATGGTAGCAATAGTCACCACGTTTGTAGTCATAGACTGTGGCCTCAATAAACTCTAAATCCTCTGTAGGCTTGTTATCAATCTTTTTCTGCAACTCCTCAGGCACTACGGCATCTTTCCATTGTTGCTGGATAGCCTCACCCTTTAAACGCATACGTCTGTACACGTTATCTACCTGACCATTAGCACCTTCTTCAAAGGTTACAAGGTACTGAGGTACTGGAATGTAGTTAATAGGTACTACGTCATCGCCTGGTTGAACCATCATTACAGCCGTACCGACTGATAAATCAAGTAAAAACTCACCGATAGCAATGTCAAAGTTAGATTGCTTGATAGTTGCAAACATCTTCTCTGTGTAAACATCTAATGCGGCATTGGCTTCAGCCTTGCGATCCTCTGGAATATCAGGGCCTGACTCTAGTCTGCACCACTTACGTTGGGGAGGGAATACGCCTGACTGAATACGGTTAGCAAAACGCTGAGTAGAGCTGATAGCTGTCGCATCAAAGATACGGTTCATCTTCTTAGCACCACCACGCTTGCCGTCATAGTAGCCGTCATAGAGATTACGTTGAGGTAGAGCGAACTCATAAGCCTCATCGTATAGGTCTCTGAAATCCTCTTTCTTAGTCAGAGCAATGTCGTGACGTTTGAGAACATCCTCAGGTTTTAATCTCATCATTTCAGCCATATCAATCTTTCTTATGTCTATTTGCAAAGTTGCGAGCTGCCTCTTTGCTACCAAAACCCCATGCTTTAAGGGCTAATTTCAAACGAGTTGGCTTACCATTTTCATCTACTAATGGCCCAGCCATACCACCAAATCTTGCAGCAAAAGATACACGTCTAGGGTTTGTGCCTTCTTTAACTGGAGCTTTTAGATTAGATCCTTCAGTACGCTTGAAGTACTTACGACCAGCCTCAGTCAATCCACCCTTAGGGTTTTTATGCTCTTTTTTCATTCGTACCAATGAACCATTAAGTGTGCTGCGTGTGGTTGAGCATTTGCATTGGTCAATCTAAACAAATAAGTTGTCAATGGTTTCAATACAAATTCAAAAGTAGCTAGTTGCGCTCCACCACCTTGCTTGTTTGCTGGTACAAAGTCCGACAGTATCTCTGTACCAACTGCACTTACTGTTGGATTTAAAACAGCTACGGCAGCACTAGCAGTTGTCAATATACGATGCCGTCTGTTAATTGTTAATGAAGTACCGCCACTTGTAGTTGGAGACTCATATACATAAAACTCAGATTCTCCAGCACAACCATAGCTAAACTGTGCGTGAGGTGCATATCCAGCTGGCCAAGCAATCGCTATATCAATACTTGCGCCAGCTGCAAGACCAGCGGCATATGGAAATAGCTTATATACGTAATATGCTCTGCCTTCGTGCATCCTTAAATGGTTTACATCAATAGTAGGAAATGGCTTATCAGAACTCGTTAAGTAGTGAACCCCATCCTTATCTACATAAGCTGGGGATACGTGCTGACTCTTTGTATCTAGCGACTCACGTTTGACTTCAATAGCCATTAGCTGTCATCTTCCTCATCTAAATCCATAGCTTTCTCAAGATCCATCTCGTTTGCTTTTGAGCGACCTTTTTGCTTGGCTAACATTAGAGCTACTTTCTTATGGAAAGCAGTAGGCTTACGAGACATATCTTCTTCGTCATGCTCGCCTTTTTCAATTGAAATCTCAATCTTCATTATTTAGCCTTAGGTTTCATTGCAGTTTTAGCTGCTTTCTTAAACGCATCAGCCGTTGGCGCACCTTCAGCACCAGGCTTACGCATCTTTTCACCAGAGCCTTCGCTAATACGTTCACGCTTTTTATGGATATTGGCATAAAGTCCAGCTTTCATTTTTTCTCCTTTTGCTTGTAACCAGCCTCAGACATAGCAATCGCTACGGCTTGTTTTTGAGACTTGACTACTGGGCCACCTTTGCC